GTCTCTGTTCATATATCTTAACTGTCTCATTGACGTTATCAATCACCTCTAGTACGTATTTTTTGTGCTCTTTTGGTATATTTTGGTACACTAGACTACCATTTGTTATCCATTCTTCCCTTTTTGCATAGAAATCCCTGAAGGACTTGAATCCTGTATCTCTTGGTTTGTCAATTATTCTGGTGTGTGCCTCATGCAGTGCCCACTCAAAGTCTCGTAAGTATTGATCTCTTGTCCATACTCGCCTGTTTGGATCTAGTGATTTATGACTCATCATAAAACTATCACTTTTCCTCTCTTCAATTGTGCCTTCCCAATCTGCTTTGAATAGCCTCCTACCCAATAGCTGATCTAGGTACATTAATGATTGTCGATCTTCTTCCTCGATGTACGTGTGCATTACGTAATCACTCACTCTTACTAGAGCATGGAAATCCTTAACTATCCTTCCAAAATGTGCTTGGTTGATATACATTAGGTTTTCCAATATTTTCATTCTCGGTAATTTAAATCCAATTCCATTCCAATACGATACCAAACATGTTACAAATAGGTTATTCTCACCCACATGTCTCTTAAGTATATTCTGGGTCATCTCATTCTCTAATACGTTTGTGCCATTCAGCAGTCGTCTTAGTGATATGTTGACTCTGTTCTTTTCTTTGTCACTAGCGTATGGGTATATCTTCCCCGGGTCTTCTAGTGGCCCTGGGTTCTTTTCCTTATTTATGTAATATCCCATCTCGCCGACAAATTCTGACCATTCATATGATGTTATACCAAATCCAAAGGCTGATGGTGTGACTTTATCCTTCAAAAAATAGTCCAGACAACATTTTGGCACCATTCCCAACCTGTAATAATCTAGTAGATCACCTACATCCATTTTTGATTTATCCCCTTTGGCCACCCAATCTGGTAATCCTTTATCATAATAATCACAATTGAGGACATCATACTTCCTATATGCAGCTACAGGTAATCCGTTGGCGACTATTGCCTTTATCATCACTCTCTCAACACCTTGATTTGATTTGACCATAAACATTTGTGTTTTCGTATTCTTGATTACGGTCGATCTATTCAACCTAGAGAAACTCTTTCCTAATTCACTTCTTCCTGATATGTTCTTTTCCCATTCACCCTCTTCAAGCAATATGCATATCAGTGGTATTGCCCCAATCTCATATGCCATTTCCTCAGTGTGTGTCATGATTATAGTTGGTTCGTTGAATTCTAACATATCTAGGTTTCTATTTATTATCTCATTCCACCATTTATTATGCTCTTCCCAACTTAATCCCTCTTTGATACTCTTTTTCCGCAACTCAAATAGCATTTCATGTTCTTTCATGCTTACACA